TCCCACACGCGAGGATTGCCACCATTTGCGAGAGTATAGTTTTACGTTAGTGTCGTCAGAACACTTTCCCCATTGGTCTAAAAATATGCGTGTTAGTGTGTCGCGTAGAATCATCGCACTGTAACCCCTTTAGTTAGCTTTACAACAGCGAAGTCGCTGCATTTAAATGTAGTGTTTAGCTTTTCTGCTAAGTTGTGTGCATGACCTGGATTTGAAAAAGACGATTTTTTATATTTAGAACCGAGTTGTTTTGAAGTTGTCTTTAAATTAAATGGTTCGTCTTTATAAACAACCGCCCAAATAGCATCTGCTTCTAATATTTGATCTAATTGAAGTGTGTTCGGGTCAAGATTTTCTAATAATACACGTGGTTTGGGTCGAGACATGAGGTCCTCCTATTAACTACGTGTATTTATCGTTAGTTGCCTTCGCTAAATCCGCCACCATCCATAGTTATGTTTACTATTTCAGGAGAAGATGGATTACGTAATTCAATAAGTAGCGCAATGTTATCTTGATTAAGCTGATCTAAAATCTCAGTTAGTGCTAAGTTAAGTAATCTAGCTTGTTGAACTGGAATTTTAACTTCTTTTTGTTGAGAAAGCTCAGTTGCACGTAACAACTGAGCAAATTGTGTTATTGGTGTTAAATTAATCTGATTTTGCATTAGTTAGTACCATTTTCATTTCTAATTCCGTTTTAAACGGACCTTTGTGATCATTGCGTTCTATAGTAATTACTTTAGGACAGAAGCTTTTAACCCATCCTTTTTCAAATTTAATAGTATAATATCCGGCGCAGTACAGACTTTTACTTTGATCACTTTTAGTAAACAGTGGTAACTTGCGTCTAACGTCGTATATAGCGTTATACGGTTTACAACTAGTCGGATATCCATAACACTCATTTGTTTCAACCGCAGACACTTTTATATTATGTTTAGTTAAGAAGAAATCAGATCCAAATTGATTAGTTATTTCTTCTTTTTTATTAAACAGTATCTCACCGTCTATATTACTTAACACATATTTGTTTTCTTTTTTATGCAGTGTAGCAACTTTTAAACCGTCTTGTTCAACAATCCAAAATTTGCCATCAATAATAGGTTTAGCGTGTAATTCAATTTCTACCATTGATCTACACCTGTAATTTCAACAGTTTGAGTAGTAGCAACACCGTTTACTACGTATGGGAATGAAATATTTAATATGTAACCAATACCGCTATTGTTATCATACCCTACATCAATCTTTTCTACATCTGGAAACTTGTCTAGTACTGCTAATATTTCAATTAGTTCTTCTTTTAGTATTGTAATCTTTTTCATAATTATTTTATTGGGTAGTTTGCTTGAAACGGTTCTGCAAATGGTTGGATATTGTCAATCATCCGTTTCATATCATATGATTGACAAAATTTAATCATGCGTGAACCAACTTGTGTAATACATTTAGGTTTAGAATTAGTACTAATTGTTTCGTTAATAAACGACCGAATTTCTGCTGGTTGTTTAGTTAAGTCAACTAGCACGCGATTTCGTTCATAATCGTCTAATACCCGATGTTCTTGACCATTATGATCAGTCCATTTTTGTAATAAAAAGTTATTCCACGAATAACCTTTTGTGTTGCGATCTTCAAACGCTTCAGTTAACCCGACTTTCTTTGAAGTGCCTTTGGTTCTAGCACCAGGATATGCTGAAAACACATTATCGCTAGTATCACCGCGGATACATTTTTCAAATAATACCCATTCCGGATCAAATGGTACTTTGTGTTCGCCTGTTTTCTTATCAATTACAGGTTTTCCTTTAGCATCATAATATCCGGTGTGAGTAACGTGTTGATCTGCTACACCGTTATATTGACTAACAGTTTCACTAATCAATTGATGAAAGTCAGTATCTGTACTAACAATAACATGTTTAGATTCCGGATGCATCTGAATAAATCCAGCAATTAAATCATCTGCCTCTAACTTTGAATGTTGTAATACTGTGCAATTAGTTTTTTCATTTAGGAATGTTGTAAAATCACCGTATGCCTCCCAAAAAAGTTTATCTTCTTCTTGTTCTCTTACTGTCATAGCAGCGCGTGTTACTGCACGATTTTTCTTATATGGTTCGTAAAAGTCTTTACGCCAGCTGCGTCCTTCTAAACAGAATACTACGTGTTCTCCTCCAAAGTCTTGCCATGCTTTTTTAACACTATTAAATGTAATGTGCAATGCCATTCCAAGTTTTAAATCGGCACTACCTTGCACTGAATGTCTTGCACGATAAAATAAGTTTGAAGTATCTACTAAAATAAATGTCATTAGTTGCCTGATCGGTTAACGTTAAGGAATCCAAAGTCCTGATCTGATATATCAATGCCTTCGGCTGCTGCAGCGTTGGTGCAAATATCTCTGTACCAACGACCTACTATTTCTTCTTCAGGATCGCCGTCAAAGCCATACCCTTCTTGTTTTAATTTTTCAATCCAGTGATCATTCCAATCAATTTCAAAAAAACCATTTCTAATGTTACTTGGATTAACTTTAAACCCAATTACATCAACCCATGGTTCATGTTTTAAGGTAGCTTTTTCTTTGTCAGTTAGCGGTTCTTTTTCAATTACTTTAGCTTTTGGCTTAACTTTTGCTTTAGGTTTAGCTTTTTGTTTAGCTTTAATTGCTTCTTGTACTTCTTGTTGATGTTTTAGTTCTGGATTTTCACCACTAAACACTTTTTTTATAAAATTTCCAAACATTATGTTCCCCAGTTGTTACCGAAGAGAGGGAGGTGAAGTCTATCACTGTATCTCAATCCGTGCGTTAATGCAAGTTCTGCTACTCGTCGATTATTAAGGTTGTATACATCAGTTACACCGCCTACTGGCATTAAGTAAATATCACCTCTAAATCCGTTGTCTTTATATAGCTGCATTACTTCACGCGCTTCTTCTACGTCTTCTTCAGATGCTACTACAAATTTTAAAAATGAACTATGCCCTGAAAACTGATACTCGGTTACTATTTCAGGACGTATTGCCTTTTCTCTAGGCTCGCCACTTACACTTAGTTTAGGACTAACTGAAAACGTAGTTTGATACCGTCTTTCCATGTATAAGTAGTTTTCAAAATCTTGTAACAGTTCTTGTGTACCATTAGTTTCGAATGTAATGTTTTTTAAGTCTGCTAATAATGGATGTCTTAGTAATTCTGGATATATTTGTTGCCAACCTGGTAATAATGGTTCGCCGCCTGTAATTACTAAGTGTACTCCACCCCATTCACCGTTAGGTAACAGCTCAATCATTTTAGCTGCAACTTCGTCTATTGACATCGCTGGACTTAGATGTTTAAACTTTGGATGCCAACTTGCATAACTGTCACAGCCAGTAGTTACTAATGGTAGTTCATCATATGAATGATATTGTATACCATTATTAGCAATCGCATCTGCTTGTACACTTAGTTCACCTGCTGGCATTCCAAACCCTCTACAAGAAAAATTGCACCCAAACGTTCTAAGGAACACACTTGGCACTCCCATAAATCTACCCTCTCCTTGTAGAGAGTAAAATATTTCTGATATCTTAATTTTTGACATCTGTATCCTTTATTATTTCAAAACCTATTTCTCTTGGCGTTTTACCTCTCCAAGTTTTTGGAGTTCGCCTGCCTTGTAAGTTTAACACAGTATCTAACGAATGTAAATACTTTCTTAAAGTATTGCCATCTGTAATTACTTCTGTATTTCCTAATTCTCTTAATCGTTTGCCTTCTGTAATAGCATCTAAACCTGTATCAAAAAGACCCCATGGGGTCTTTATTTGACCTTTAAATTGATAGTTGTTTTTACCAGCAGTCTTTTTTTTACCTTCATACCAAGCATCTGTTTTAGTTTTTGGTTTATTCATATTAGATGTATCTTTAATTTTCCAAGTTTTACCTAATTGTCCGTTACCTATTAATCCACCGTCGCCTTTTTCTTCTGTTAAATTTGCCCAGGTGTAATCTTTTACTACATTATATAATTTAGAATAATGCAGACCTGCTTCTTGCAATTCTTCTTTAGTATTATATTCACCTATTATACAAGTTATAATATGTGATTTGTGTTTCTTAATATGGTGCAACCATCTAACTCCGGATCCGGTATATAAATAAGGATTTTTGTTACCGCTTGTTTTACACAGATATTTAAGTCCGGTATTCATACATTTTTTAATCATTAAGTAGTTCATAATAGTTCCTCTACACTTATTTATATGTTAAGGGTTTAAAACTACCTCATTTAAGATTAGTTGCCCTATCTTGTTTACGAAAATCTTTGCAATCATTAACTGCAGCCTTCAATGTTTCTGCATAGTTTAATGTCTGTTGTTCAGTCATTATAGTTGATTGCTGATATTTAAGATAACCATTAAACCACAAATTCCATGTCATTTTAATACGATGCTGAAACCCGTTAAGAAAGCTCAATGTTTCGTATGCAATACTGCTTAAAAACGAATTTTTAATTTTGTATGTGTTCGAAACATCAAATGGTCTATCCCAGTACGCAGTTTTTTGTGTTGTAAATGTAGTTACAGTAATCATATTAAGATCATCTGCCTCAATCATAAACTCAATATTGTCATCGTCGTTGCCGCATGTGCATTGAATTTTATACATTTTACTGTTACCCCAGTCACTTGTTTTCATAATGCCTACTGCTGGAATTTGTGGTTTTAAGTCTTTCATAACTCTCCTTATTTGTTTACAATACTCATAAATTCTGCACGAGTAGTTGGATCGTTTTTAAATGCACCACCTAACTTACTAGTAATAGTAGTGCTACCTGTATCTTCTACACCTCTTGCAGCAACACAATAGTGTTTTGCATCAATAACTAC